ATGCTAAGAAAATGGTTAGACCAGAATTCTATGGTAAAATCTATGTTCACGGATTAGAAACTGTTTAATTAATTATTTAATTAATAAGCAATAGAATAAAGTAAAAACCCCTCTTTTTTGAGGGGTTTTTCTTTTATAATTGATATTTATTTATAGGTAGAACCATTAACAGGAGAATTAATATGCCAAGTCATTATCAAACAAGAAGAAATAGAAATTGTCCAGATGGAATGGAACATCAAATGCCAAATGGAAGATGGA